AAAACGGCCCGCACCAGTCGCTGGTGCGGGCCGTTTCCTGATCTGGCGGAAGCGGTGGGGGTCCAACACTTCCCGCCAGCCCTTATCTGGTTTGGGTCTCGCATCGTCAGCCTACCCCAACCCCAGTTTTCACCCCAGTTGTGCCTGGGCCATGCCGGAAATCCGCTGCGAACCAGCTGCTGCCGCCGCGCGGCCAGCCTTTTCTGCCAGCCACGTGTCGATATCCTCTTCAAGCCATGCGACACGTCCCGCAGTCAACTCAAAAGGCTTTGGGAAGTGTCCCTTGGCGATCATCGCGTAGATCGTGGACTGGCTCAGGCTGACCTTTTGAATCACGTCTTTGATGCGAATTGCTTTCATTTCGCCTCTCCGATGTCTTGGGTGAAGCCCGGGGCCGCTTCCGGCCCGGCGCCGCTCCACGAACGCGACGGCCCGAAGGCGCCCGCCTCATGCTGCGGCAGCACCAGCAATTGCAGCAGCATGGCAAGTCTCTCCCGCCATGGCTTCAGGAAGTGCTTGCGCTGGTGGGCATCGGTCGCCAGCGGCTCAGTCGTGTCGAGGGCCCCGCCAATAATTAGCTGCGCTGGCGCTAGGCCGTCGAGTTCGTCGCGGGCCGTCACCCACCAGGCGTAGCGCTGCGCGGACTGCGCTTCCGTGGCGGTTTCCAGCAGGATCGCCTCGGCGATGGTCAGCAGGTTTTCGCGGGTCGATTTCGGGAAATCCGCCAGCGTCTTTCCAGCCGCGTCGGCCTCGGGGTACAGGCCGGTGCAGATAATTTGAGCCACACGCTGGACATAGGGCACAGGTTTGTGGGAGGTCGTGATGTCGGTCATGCTGCTTCTGCGAGTTGAACGATCTGGCCGGCCGCTACCGGGCCTTGGGCGGTTGCGCGGCGCTCTGCCTGCAACGTCGCCGCCAGCAGCTGGCGGCGGGTGCAAGCGCGCTGCATGTCGTCGGTCAGGTTCAGGCCCTGCCCGATCGCGCGGAACTCGTCGCCGGTGACGCCCAGCGCACCACGGTTCGCAAACCGTTTGCCCACGGCGGCCACCGCGATCACGGCAGCGTCCATGGCGTCGCGCAGGGCCTGGCTGTCGGCGTAGTAGAGGGTTGCCACCGCCTGCCCGACATTGATGCGAAAGGCGAGGGTGTGCCACGCGGCTTCGGTGGCGGTCCCATCCAGGATCTTGCTCAGTTCCACATGAGGAATGAGTTGCAAGTCCACCTCGGCGTTGCGGCTGAAGCGGAACATCACAGGTAGGCCACAGGGGCGCGCGGGGCGCGGCCGGCGGGACTTGCGGTGTTTGCTGGCTGGCATGGTTTCTCCAGTGCTGGATCAGTCGTCGAAGTCGCCGGCGGCGCGGCGCTTCAGATCAGGAATGCTCCCGACGGGGCGGCGTGTCGCGCGCTGCCGTTCGCAGCTGGCCATGGCTCGAGCCGCCGCGGCCAGGGTGGTGCGCAGCAGGTCGGACATGGCGTCGAACGGGGTAGCGATCCGCATGGCGCGATGGGCCCGGCGCAGGTCGGCATCGTTGATGGCGGGCTTAACCATGGCGGGCTCCGCGGCGAACGAAGCCATCCCACACGCCGCGGCCGTAGCACACGGTGAATAACAGGCTCACCCAGAACATGCCGGGCTCGCCTGTCGCGGCCGTCAGGTACAACCAGGCCGGCTGGCCCAGCAGCCCCACCAGGGAGCCCCAGCGGGCGCGCTTGGCGCCCGCGTTGAGCAGGTAGATCGACCCGATGGCTGTAGCGATCATCCAGAGATTGAGAAGCGCCAGCATCAGGCGATCCTCCCGATGGCGCGCGCGCAGCAGAAGCGGGGCGGCTCGGTCAGGCGGTCCAGCGCGTCGAGCTGCGCATCGAGGCGGCTGCGCGCGATCGCGGCGAACTGCATGCGCACGCCGCTGTGCGAGACGACATAGACGAGAAAGGCATTCATGCTCAAGCTCCTTTATTGCCCGAGCGATCCTCGAAGACCCAGCACTTGACCGTGGTCGGCCGCTTTGGCGCGGCGGGATACTCGGCGTTGTGACGCGCGTTAATCGCGCTGTTGACGACCCTCAGCTCCATGAACTTCCGGTGCCGCGAAGTGCGCAGCACCCGCTTCAGATCAGTGAGCGGAGGCATGTTGAGGCGACGGTCGTTCGCCACCTGTTCGAAGTGCCGCAGGCTGATGGCGATGGTTCCGCCATCCCCCCGGGCGTGATTGAGAACGGCGTGGTCTTCCTCCGCCGATTCGATGTGGTCGTACAGTTCCCAGAATTCCTGCACCAGCGGGTGGTCGGCGCCGATAGCCTGCTGACGCTCCACCGCCATGGTCGCCAGTTGCTTGATCGCCGCATCGCGGTATTCCTTGGGCAGTGGCACCACGTGTCCGAGGCAGTCGACCAGCGCCATCACCTGAGCGTGGTTTTTGACCAGGCGCTGGTGCTTGACGTCGGGGTTCTTGACCAGGTGGTCCTGGTAGACCGGCATGCGCTCGACGAAGGAGGCGAGGATCTCGCGCTCCTTGAGGATCGCGGTGAGCAGGAAGCCGGAGACGTCTTCCACCGGCATCTGCTCCAGCGCCCGCGCCGCGGCAAAGGTGTCCGGGTTCTGGCCGGCCCGGTCGAAGTACAGGTGAACGATCCGCTGCAGCACGGCCTCGCTGGCGTTGACCTCGGCGTTCTGGCTGATGACTACCGCGCCGCGGAAGGGCGGCTCGTAGGTCTCGTTGCCGGCGTTCTTGACGCCACGGGCCCGCGTGCTGCGGCCGTTGTAGGCGGTTTTCAGCTCGTTCCAGTCGAATCCCTTGACCTTGGCGCCATCCTCGCCACGGTCTCCTTCGATCAGCACCACCGGCAGGTTGGACACCTGAGCAAAGTTGCGCGCGCGCGCCGCCAGCGAGGACTTGGACGGGTCGAAGCCCTCGTAGTCGCGGCGGCCGCACAGCTTCCACAGGAACTCGATCAGCGTGGATTTGCCGGCGCCGGGCTCGCCCACCACCTCGAGGAACGGGAAGCTCTTTTGCTTGACCCCTTCGCCCTCGCGGATCTGCTCGGCGAACAGGCTGCCCAGCCAGAAGGCCAGCGCCACGATCGCCTTGGCGCCGAAGGCACGCCAGATCAGCTCCAGCCAGTCATGACGGAATCCCTTCAGGTCCGTGTTCAGCGAGAGCCCGGCGGAGCCGCCGATAGTCTTGATCGACAAGCGCCCCACGTCGAAAAAATCCTCGTCGTTGAGTGTGTACAGCTTGCCGTCCTTGACTGCGACATCCGCGTACACATAGCAGCCGTGCTCTTTGCTGTACCCCACGAAGTCGATCGTCTGCACGCTCTTGATGCGGTGCATCTGCTCCTTGAGGTAGGCGTCCAGCTGCCCGCCGGTGCCGGTGTAGAAGGCGCCCGGCGCCACGGCGAGCAGCCGCTTCTTGAACTCGGGCGCCGAGGCGATCTGCGAGCTGGTGAAGGTGTTCTTGACCGGCTCCGATTCGTGGGGGAAGGCGACGCGGAAGTAGTACCAGGCCTCGTCGGTGGCGGCGTTGGCCTGGTAGTACAGAACGGTGGGCAGACAGGTGGCGATGTTGGTCACCACGCCGGCCTTGAGCATGGCCTCGTCGCGGATCTCCGGCTCGTCCATGTCGCTGTGTGCGCTGCGCACGGCATCCATCTCGCGGTTGAGCGCTTCCAGATCCACCTTGAACCAGTACAGCTTGCTGTCGAAGTCGAAGGGAAACTGGCTCATGCCGGTGCGGCCATAGATGAGCCGTGCCTTCTCCGCCGCGCTCGGCGCGGCCACCAGCGCGCCCAGGTAGCGGTACTCATCCAGATCCTGTGCGGACAGCTTGCCGAGCTGGTGCAGGTCGTTCCAATCGCGCTTCTTGGCGCCGATCTGCTTGGGCAGGGCGATCGAGGCTTCCCAGCCGGCCTCGCGGCTGCGCTTGAGCCACTGCTTGCCGTAGCGGGTGCCAGCGGGGTCGGCATCGAGAGCCCAGACCAGCTTCGGACGGGCCCGGCCAGCTGCGGCGCATTGCTCGGCCAACGCGGCCAGCGCCGTGCCCGGGTAGTTGACACAGGACAGGGCCGCCACTGCCGGCACGTCGTGGTGCCAGAGGGCGATCGCGTCGAACACGCCTTCCACGATCCACAGCTCGTCGGCGCTGGATGTCTGCAGCACCGGCGGCTGCCACCACATGCCGCTGTAGCTGCCCTGGAACGTGGCCTTGCGCGAGCCGAAGCGGTGCGCCTGGTCGATGATGCGTTCCCAGTAGACGCCGGCGCCCAGCGAGAAGCGCACGGTGGCGCTGCCGATCCGCAGCTCGTGGCTGTAGTAGCTCTCTTGGGCGTACCAGTCGCGTACCTTGGCGAGGTCGAAGCCGCGGCTGTCGCGCATATAGGCGTCGGCGGCGGCCTTGGGGTTCTCGGGCGTGGACTGAAAGCGGTCGCTCCAGCTCTCGAACAGGTCCGGGTAGAGATCCTTGATGTGCAGCTCGGCGCCGCAATGGTTCAGGCGGTTGCAGCGCACGACCCACGGTGCATTGCCGAACGCCCACAGCGTCTTCTTGCCGCAGGCCGGGCATTTGCCGTCCTCCAGCTTCTCGCCGCCGCGCTTCGACTTGAAGGCATAGTCGCGCAGCAGGCGACCGGTGACTTCGCTGTGCAGGGATGGGTTCATGAATCTTCAGGCAAAAAGAGTCCCTCACGCCCCGGACAGGGGCATGAAGCCAGAAATCAGCAGGGAGAGGGGCTAGGCCGGGGTCAGGTCGGCAGCAGGTCCATCTGCCGCTCGTCCATCAGCCCCGGACGTACCTTGCCGACGGGCAGGTACGCCTTGGGGTTGGGGCGCATGCTGGGCGCGATGGTAGAGATCACCGAGGTGATGGCCTTGCAGGTGTAGGCGCACTCGATGTTGGGGCATTGCCAGTAACTCTCTTTCGAGAGCAGCGATATCACGCGGCTGGTGCGGATCTTCATGCGCGATTCGCAATGTGGGCAGGTCAGTTTCACAGCGTTTTCCCCGGAGGTACTACCAATTTGAAAGCACGTCGTTTGCCCGTCATACGCTCGGCGGCGTGCCGGATGGATGTCTTCGCAAGCCATTCGGCAGCTTGCTGCAGGGACGCCAGCCCTTGCTGCTGACGCAGGCGCTCCAACGCGGCCAGTTCCTGGTCGGTGAAGTGCAGGTCGATTTCCGGCATCTTTTGAGCGGCTCTTCGTCGTCTTGGGTCAGGCGCGGCGGGGCTCTACATTGGCCTCGACGGGCAGTAGAAGCCGCGCTTGGTTAAGCAACGTTTCACGGACCAGCGTCGCGGGTTGCTCGCCGACATAGTTGGCCAGCGCGGTGACCAAGGCGAACTCGTAATCATCGAGGCGGAGGGTGATGCGGTTGTCGCGCACTCGTTTCGGATCGGGATACATGCTGTCCTCGACAGAAAGGGGAATGGTCACGACGCGCTGGGAGCGCGGCCGTCTTCGGCGTCCATGCCTGCCACGATGAAGAGACGGGCCAGGCTCGATGCGGAGCGGTTTTCCAGCTTTGCCCGCTTCGCGAGGCGTTCCAATTCGTCGGGCATCAGGCTGACAGTGACCCGATTCTTTGAATCAACGCCCCGCGGGGCACGGGAGACAGGGACTTTGGCGCGGTGCATGGCGGATATACTTGTGCGGGATAGTGATGCACTACACGCCGATTATGGTACAGAAAACTGATATGGTCAACGGCGATGGTACAGAAATTAGAGTCGGCATCGGCGCTCGACTAAAAGAGGAACGTGAGCGTCTTGGCTACTCTCAACCTGCCTTTGCCGCTCTGGGCGGCGCTTCGAAGGGTTCCCAGTTGGCTTGGGAGAAGGGCTCGGCTATGCCTAATGCGGAATTCCTGCACATCGCAGCGTCAGTTGGCGTGGACGTTCTTTACGTTGTGACCGGCCGCCGCAACATGTCCAGCCTGGCAGCAGAGGAAGAGGCTGTAATTGCTGGGTATCGAATGCTCGACGCCCGAGGCCGAACTGGCGTACTAGCGCTGATCAGCGGCATGCAACCGCCAGTTGCTACGCCGGGCCGCACTGGCATGGTGTTCCATGGCCAAGTTGGCGAAGTGAAGAACATCGAGGGCGACTACCAGCAGAACGAGCCGGTGACTATCAATGTCGGCGGAAAGAAGAAGCGCACAAAGTAGCAAGTGCTGCCGCACCCCCTACTTTGGTGGCACACATGCTGCGTGCAACATGCCGTCAAATAGCGGTTCTCGCTTCAACCACCAGGGCGGTGGCGTGGCGACACGCCTCACTGGCACCTGCGCGACCGTCTCAAAAGAGCATGGAATCGCGCTTCAAATTTCTCGGGAACGTAGGCCAGGTCATCGGCGGCAGTGCAACGTTTGCCGCACCAACGTTTAATCAAACCAACCATGTGACACTGAGCGCGGAGGCGCCAGACGACCGACCGTTGCTGCTACGCCAACGTTTCAATATCGGACGACGCGTCGAGCGCATTGCCGCTGCAGAAGGCGTTGAAACCGCGGCGATTTATCGTGTTTTGCTGGAGGACTATGGCGGCCAAATTCCCAGCGACATCTCACGCGCCCACTATCGCAGCATCGTGCGCGATCTCGATGAATGGCTAGACCATCTCAACGGCCCGAACATCAGGCCTGCATCGCGGTCCGGTCAACGGCAATTGCCAGATTGCCGGCAAAGCAGTGGCACGGCGTGTCACATGCTGCTATTTGCCCAATTCGCCATCATCCTGACCCTCTTCGCGAGCGTGCTGCTGGCAGCCTGGCTGCTGCAACCGAATCCTCCAGCCGTTTGCCGGTGGAGCGGCAAGGAATTCTCGGTGGGCTCCCTCGCAACCATGGCCACGTCGGATGTGTATGAGTGCATGACAGAAAGCGCCGGAGACCCATACTGGGCCCCTGCGCGCAATCTCGGCGGTGCGGGAATACCGCGGGGATGACCTGCCGCTGGGTTGCTCAGTGGCTCTTGATAACCGGTCTCGGCCGCCGGCATCTCCTGTTGTCGGCGGCCTGGCGCCGGAGACGCCTCTCGACCCTTCTGCGCCGTTCAAGTCTTCCACAACCCGATGACTGCTATCCGAGTCCAACGGTCATCCGCCTCCACTGTCGCTCCGGCAGTTGATGGCCTTTGCGCAGCTATAGTATTCGCCCCGGCAAGCAGACCCCCCAAAAGTGGGGGAATCAACTGTCAGCGGTGACAACGCCGATTTCATTCCGTTAAAATTTGCCCTGCGCCAGAGTTAATTGACCCCTGACGCATTCCCGACAAGCCACCAGCGTAATGGTGGCTTTTTTTTGCTGTGGTGGCGCCCCCATCATCCGCCTCGCAAACGGTCCTACGACTAGGGGAATTTCGCCCGAGCTGTGGAGAAAAGTACCCGGCGGGCCTGTCCACTCCCCGAATCTACCTGGCGTCGCTCATTTCCATCGATTCAACCCTGGCCAGAATACGGAGCAAGCGCATCAACGGACAGACCTGCAGATCGGCGACGACGGCACCCAGACTGTTGGCGCCATAGTCACGCACGTACTTGTGATTGATCTCGGCGATCTCATGCAAGTGGCCAGCCACTGCGCTGCCGCTCAGCACCGCCCGCTCCCGAGTGGGGTCGAGGCAGTCGAGTGCTCGGGCGCGGATATGGGCGAGCGCGGCGCGTTTCGTGTATTTTGGCATCCTTGGCCCTCGCTTGGAGGTTGCACGAGAAAATAAGTGCGTTGCGGGAGGAATTGCACAAGGTGCAGACGGAGCGCGACTTCTTTCGTGATCTGCACGCGCTTTCACTTAAGGAACGACGTCAAGCAGAAGAGAAGCATGCAGAGGAGATTCAGCGCCTCCAGTCCACGGGTGAAACGCTGGAATTGCGGCATCGCTCCTATAAGCTACTGGTTGAGTACTATACACAAGCTGCCTTGCCGTTTAATGCTGCCACTTTCTTGGAGCAACGGCGCCGACTGTTGCAACATCTCATAATCCAGAAGCAGAAGGGTGTCTCCATCGCGCGGGTTAGTGTCGATGAAATCGCGTTCCTGTTTCGTTAAATCACCGGCTGGATGTTCCCTCGTGACGACACATTTACAAAATGTGCTGTCTCCTTTCACAATCTTCGGCGACATATCCGACTGCAGCCATGGCACAGCCATGATAGTAACCTCCGAGCCCACCCGTCCCGCTGACGATTTTCAGATACGCCGGGCGCAAGCCCTTTGCGATCAGTCTCCCGAGTTGCAGGCCGACCTCGAAGTGTTTCTGGGCACGGCACCGAGCCAAGCCCAGATGGCCGTTTACCTGAAGCAGCTCAAGGCCAGGCTAGCTGCGGCCATTGTCGGGAATTTTAATTCGCCGCGCGCATAGCGAATCATCGTGCCCGGAGCAACAGTCGGCTGCGTTTCGTGCGGACTATGATGACGTTTCCCCCGCGGCAGTCCCGATAGAATCTAAACCCGGGTATCTTGTCATAACCCCTAGTCCCCCATCGGCGGGGGCGAAGGTTACGTAATTGCAACGGTCCACGGTATCAGCCGTATGGCGGAATTGGAGAGGAGGCCTTGTTCCCATAGGGCAAAATGGATTGCCCCAAAAGCGGGGGCGGTGTGCCGAGGTCGTCGCGTGAATTGGTTTTGTTGTCTCCCAAACAGTTCTACCTCGTCAGAGCACGTTTCTTAAATGAAACTTAGGCCAATGCTGCTGCGACCGCGGGACATGACCATCACACAGGATTGGCCATTTTTACCCTGCTGTACCTGATGCTGACCCCTGAACTCTGGAGCCCATGGCAGGCGAGGGCAGAATCATTTTGGGGTGGATAGCCTCCGGGGTCGTGCGCATGTTGGCAGCGTTCCCACTGTGTGTACTGGCCGTCCAGGGTGGGGTAATGAGGCATGCATTCCACAATGCACGCTCTTGCAGTGGCGCATTCTGAATTGCTGCTGGCAATAGGTGGCAACTCCAAGGCCCGCGCTCTGGCGGGTCGGGTAATCGACCGGGGGGGCAGACTGTGAGTACAACCGAAGCCGTACCTTGCTTACTATGCGATGTGCTGGCGCGACGCTGGCTCGACCGACAAGATCGCCTGCGTGGTAGCCGCATCTACCGCTGCGCTGCCTGTGGTGGGCGATTCGCAGTCGCCGGCGATGCTCTGGGCGCTATCGAACAGGGGAGTTGGGATGTTGCTGAGTTGAAGGTTGCGGTTAGGCAGAGCATTGCATCGGGCGTCTTTCCGCGCATCGAGGACGAAGACGGACGGCCGAGCGTGATCGCGATCGGCCGTCAGGCATCCTGAGTTCGTTGCATGACGCTCTACCCAGTTGTCCACCGACGTGATAATGCTCTCTTGAGGGTGACGGCGCTGGTGGCCTCACCCTAGCGATTGCTTGGCGACATTGGTGCAGGCTCGGCTTTCATCTGGTTCGCGGGATATAGCGGTATGACGCGGCGAGCAACCTCCGGCTCCCGGCAAATCGGCCAGTTGTCCCACTGCGGCCGCGGAATAGCGCTCCCTTACGGCTCCCCATGGAAAAAGCGAATTGTCGTCGAGGCACTGCGCAGGCGCACGTGGCCGTCAAGTGCTGCTGGCACTTGCTGAGCCTGGATCGCTTGCCGACCGATCAGCAATTCGGGCGCGTGCCGGCGGCCTCGACCGGCTGCAACGGCCAATGATGGGATATTCATCGCTGGCTCATCGAGAGTCTGTTAGCTTGGTGGGAGCCGACGTTCGAACGACCGAGGGATCGCGGGGGCAACGACGCTTCATGGCCAACAACGGTCCTACGTCGTCGCTTCCAGATAAGGCGTTGCAATGATGCCTCGCACGCCCGTGAAGCACCTCAGCCTGGTGTTATTCGGCTCACCTCGACAACGAGGCGGCGTTCCCTCTATCCCTGATCTGCCTCGGCGAGCGACGACGGCTTGATTTCCAATTCCAACGCAGACGTGTATCCCCGGTCTGTGAGCTGATGCGTGACCTTGGTGATGACCCATCTGGTGTTATCAATCTGCGGCTTCCAACCGCGCACGGCAGCGGGCAGCTCGGGAAACAGATCCGGCCGCCCGCGTGCGAGTGTGATCGTGAAGGTCGCCATGCCCCGCTGAATCCGCTGCCATTCCGCGCGCGCCGCCCGTTCTGCATTGGTTTTCGACGCGTAGGTATGCCGCAGCACCTTCACGTTGTCAGGGTTGGGCGCCGTGGCAACTGACTGGTTCCTTTTCCCTTTGGCCGGCTTTTCATTGACCGCTGCGGCATTCGACGCGTCGATGACCACCTCGCCCTTCTTCGCGCCGCGCGTGTCCTGGTAGAACGCCTTGACGCCGTTGTAGTTCTCGCGGTCGGCAATACCAAACGAATGGGTGTCCCCCGACGATCGCGTGATGGTCACCAGCGGCAGGGCAATACCCGACGCGCTCAATGCCTCGCCGGCCTTCATGAAGAGCAGCTTTCCCTGCTTCACCGTCGCGATCGCGTCGTAGTCCTTCGCCAGCCGGGACAGCAGGTTGGCATCCGACTCGCCAGTCTGATCCAGGTGTTCGATGACCTGGTCGGCCAGCTGCTGCGCAACCACTGCCGCGAGCTGGTTGCGGCTGGCGATGGCGCGCACCACGGCACTGATGGTCTTGTTGCGGAAGCTGCGCTCCTTGCGCGTCGTCAGGTCGCTGCCCAGGTCGGCGCTGCGTGCGCGAATGGTGAGCCGGTCGGGCGGGCCGCTGTGCTCGATCTCGTCCACCTTGAAGATGCCCTTTTCCACTACGCCCGCGTCGCTCCAGCCGAGCGCCAGCGACAGCCTCACACCCTTCTCTGGCAGGTCCAGCATGCCGTCGTGGTCGTCCAGCTCGATGTCGAGCTGGTCAGCCTCGAAGCCGCGGTTGTCCGTCAGGGTGAGGGACATCAGGCGCCCCTGGAAACGGGAGGTGATGTTCGTCCCGTTGTGGATCAGCTGGTAGACAGGACGCGGCTCCCGACCGCTGGCGGTGCGCGGCTCGGCTCGGACGGCTGAGAAAGTCATTTCGCGTCGTCCGCCAGGCCGCTGCCGATCAGCGCTTCGGCCTCGTCGTCCACCCGGGCCAGCTTAAGAGTAAACTCGATGCGTCGGGCCTTGCCGTCCTGGAAGAAGTAGGTACGGGTGACCTGCATGGTCTCCACCACGAAAAGGCCGTAGTACCGCCCGGTGCCCTCGATGAGCACGTGGGCCTCGCCGCTGTCGCCGAGCTTGCGCAGGTCCTCGATCGAGTCGTCGCCGCCGGTCACCTCCGGCGCCAGCACGCCGGCTAGGGTGATCGTCTCGTCGTCCGGACCGAGGAACTGGCGGGCCGGCCGGCGGCCGGTGCGGCTGTTTGCCGGATGCCGCCAGCCGATCTGCTGCTGGAAGTCCTGGTAGGGCGCCGTGTCCAGGCTGAACACGAATTGCCCGAGGGCCATCATCATGGTGTCAATCCCTGTCGGTAAGTCGGGAGCGGTCCCGGGCGGCGCGCTGGGTCTCGGCTTGCCGCAGCTTCTCATCCACCAGGCGCGCAATCTCCCGTTCGTCCATGCCTGGCGCCGCGTAGACGTTGATGGTGATGGGCGCGGCCTGCTGCACTGGGGCAGGCGCCGCGGCGCTTGCAGTTGCCGACACGGGCGGCCGCGTATCGAACTTCACGGCGGCCACCGCGGGTGTGGTGCCCACAGCCACGCCAGCGCCGACGCTGGCCAGTGCCTGCGTGATCCGTGCCATGGCGCCCATGGGCCCGCCCTGGCCTTGGTTGATCCCGCGCTCGAGCCCTGCCATGGTGAAGCCGCCCAGCTCAGCGAAGACGCGGCTGGGGGAGTGGATACCCAGCTTCTCCTTGAACCAGGTCACCGCCGCGCCGGCTGCACCGGATACGGCGTCGCGCACCCGGGCGAGCCCGCTGGTGATGCCATTGGCAAAGCCAGCCATGACTTGCGCGCCGGCGTCATAGAAGGCCGTCGCCAGACGCAGCGGCATGCCGAGCACCGTGCCGATGGCCTGGCCGATCCTTTGTCCCATGGACTGTGCGGCGCCGCCAATGTCTTGCACCGGCGCGATGAGGCGCGTCAGCCAGCCCCACAGGTTGGAGAGCAGCGGCCCTACGACCTGCCGCACCAAGCCGAACGCAGCGCTGACGCCCGGAATGGCCATGACCACGCTTCCAATCGCGGTCACCAGACGCCACGCCGCCGCCACCGAGCGCATGAACGCGTCAGCGAAGCCGGCGGCCGTCGGGCCCAAGGCGCTGGCGATGCCGCTGCCCAGGCCGGTGAAGAAGGCGCGAATGGGTGCCCAATACCTGTAGACCAGCGCTGCGCCGGCGGCCAATGCCGCCACAGCCGCGAGGATGGGCCATGCGAACGGCAGCAACACCAGGCCACGCAGGACATTGAAGAGCGCCCCGGCTCGGCTCGTTGCGCCGGTCAGAAGGGCGCCGAAGCGACCGGCTGCACTGGTGGCGATGCTGAACACCGGCGCCAGTCGGCTGCCCGCAATGCCAAGCACTTGTGCGCCACGGGCCAGCAGGGTGGAGGCGGCCGAGGCGCGCGAAAGCGATGGCACCAGCGTGGAGAGCCGAATACCCAGCATCTGCAACCCATAGCGCGTCATCACAAGCGGCCCCAGTGCTGCAGCCATCGCAAGCGTCAGTGCACCCATGGCGGACAGCAGCACGCCTGCCGCCGCGGCGCCCTTCATCAGCCACCCGACCAGCGCCGGATTTGCCTGGGCGAACGCGTTGAAGCGGCTGACCAGCTCTCCCACGGTATCCATCAGCCCGACAATGGTCGAGCGCATCACCTCTCCGGCAGCGCTGCTGCCGTTGAACAACTGGTTCTGCAGCCGCTGCCAGCGGGCTGAGATGGTCTCCTGGCGCGCGGCGAACTCGCGCGACATCGACCCTTCGGCGCCGCGGCCGTTGGCCAGCTCCAGCTGGCGGCGAAACTCGTCCGGCTTGTCGACCAGCTTGGCCAGCGTATCGGAATGCTCCATGCCGACCAGCTCAACCATCACGCCGATGCGCTTGTCCTTGGGCAGCTTCTGCACCGCCTGGATCACCTCGAAGAGGGTGCCGGTGGCATCGGTGGCCATGCCCTGCTGGATGGCGGCGCTGGACAGCCCGATTTCCTTCATCGCCGCCTGGAACTTCTTGGTGCCCTTCTCGGCCGCGGCGAACTTCTGGACGATGGCGTTGACGGCGGTGGCGGCGGTCTCCGGGCGTTCGCCCAGCGTGAGCAGCGTCGAGGCCAGCGCGGCGGCGTCCGACGAGGACATCCGAACCGTCGAGACCACACCGGAGATCCGGTTCAGCACGTCGATGATGTCCCCGCCCTTGCTGATGGCGTTGTCGTCCAGGTAGTTGATCGAATCGGCGAGCGCCTGGATCTGGTTGATCGGGATGCGGAAGTTCTTCGCCACCTTTCCCATGCTTTCGGCAATCTCGTCCGGCACCGCGTCGAAGGCGGTGGCCATCATGGCGACGGTGCGGGTGTAGGCGACCAGCTCCTCGCGAGGCACTTCCATGCGCGCGCCGGCGGTCACCATCTCGGCGATGGCCGTGGTAGGAATCGGCAGCTCCTCGCCGAGCCGCTTGATCTGCCTGGCCATGTCGTAATAGACGGCCGTCAGCTTGCCACCTTCGTCTCGCGCGCCCTGGACCTGCCGGGCAATGCCGAGCATGGCGTCCTCGAAGGACACATAGTCCTTCACCGCCTTGGCAATTGGTGTCAGGGCCACGCCGCCTGCCGCGGACGCTGAAACGCCGGCACCCAGCATGGCATTGCGGGTAGCCATTCCCTTCGTATATCCAGCCTGGGCGGCGGCTAGGCGGCGCTGGTGCTCCCCGGCTGCCTTCAGCCGCGCTTCCTGCTGCGTCAGCGCCTCGGTGGCCAGGGCGATCTGGCTGCGCAGGTCGCCCTGGGCCTGCCGCAGCGAGGTGGTGCTGATGCCGGCGGCCTGCAGCCGGCCGCGCACCCCTTCCAGGCTCTGCTGCAGGTCGGCGCCACGCTGCTTCAGCATCTGGGCCTCGCGGACTGCCGCGTTGAAGTTGCGCGTCATGGCGGCCGAGGGTCGCTCCGCGCCGTCCATTTCCTGTGCCAGCGCTTTGACGCGGGCCTGCGCGGCACGCAGCTGGTTGCCCGCGATCGCAGCGTCCTTGGACAGCTTGCGGAAGCTGTCAATGTTGGCCTGAGTCCGGTTCAGCTCCTTCAGCTGGTCGCGCGCAGCGCGTACCGTGCGGGCCAGCTCGGTGCTGCTGCCCATGGCATTGCGGAAAGGTCGGGTGAGGCGGTCCACCGCCTGCAGGACGACCTCCAGTCTCAGGTTACGTGGCACGCTCATTCGTCGGATCCGCTTCGTTGCCTGGCGCGCTCGCGCCACTCCATCAGTTCGGCCACCCCCATCTCAAACAGACGGTCAGGCGGCCAATGAAAAATCACTGCAACGTCGGCGATGGCGTCTTCGACTCGGGCGGGTAGGCCTCGGCCTTCGCCGCCTTCGGCAGCAAAAAACCGCTCACCGCCGTGGCCAGCTGCGTCATGTCCGCCGGATCCAGCTGGCTCACGTCATGGGCGGTCAGGGTCGGCGTGGTAATGCGGGGCAGCACCGTATGCAGCGCGGTGACTTCCATGCGCATGAGGTCGACCAGGCTGCAGCCGCGCAGCTCGCCGGCGGCAGGCTTGCGCACGGTAATGGCGGTGATGACTTCCTTGCCGCGGGTGATCGGGGTATCCAGGGTGATGGTTTCGGACTTCACTTCGTTCATGATGGCTCTCGGAAAAGGTGGGGGAGCTGGCCCAAGGCGGGCCAGCGGACTGTCAGCGGTCTGGGGTTACAGGCCCATCGCGCGGCGCTGCTCGGCCAGACGATCCACGCCGAACACGACCTCGATGAAGTTCTCGTGGTCGATCTCGACCCACACTTCCCCGTTGATCGTCAGCTTGTAGTAGGCGAGCGAAGACTTGACCTTGAACTGGCTGCTGTCACCGACCTTGCCTGTGCCGAAGTCAAGTTCGGTGTGCCGGCCGCGCACGACGACTTCGACCGCGTCCATGTCGCCCGTGTCGTCGCGCTGGTAGGCGCCGGCGAATCGCACCATCGCGGCAGAGGCTCGCGTCACCCCGTACTGCTTGAGGATCTCGCGCATGATGCTGCCGTAGGTGGTTTCCAGCTCCAGTTTCTCGTTACCGAAGTCCAGGTCGATGGGGCCGTTCATGCCCCCCGCGCGGTATTCCTCGAGCTTTCGCGTCAGCTTCGGCAGGGTGATCTCCTCGCATTCGCCGACGTGGCTCACGCCGTCGGCGAAGACGTTGAAGTTCTTGAGCTTGCGTGGCATTGCCATGGTGTTTTCCTCTCTTGAATGCCCGCTATCAGCCGTTCACCGACGCGGCGAAGTCCATCAGGTAGCGGTCGGTGATGCGCTGGCGCAGCTGCAGGTTTTCCAGCGGCGGGACCGGCGTGTAGTCGTAGTCGATCCACAGCTTGCCGTCCTTGAGCGTGTCCTTGGTGTTGATGCCGCCATCCAGCCAGGCGGTGCCGCCCATCAGGTAGCCAAGACGCGTCCACTCGCGGAACTTGGCATTGAGGCCCTCGACGATGTCGCGGGCCAGCGAAGCCGTGAGCGGCAGGTCGATGGCCCAGGCATGCGCCTCGGCCATGGTGTCTGCCAGGATCTGCGCGGTGCGGGTGGCGCTCTCGAAAGCGAACAGCGGCTCGGAACTGCAGGTGCGCGAGCCCCAGAACCGGAAGCCCTCGAAATTGATCAGCGTGGTGACCTCGTTGCTGTTGAGGTAGCCGGCATCGGTCGCCGGATCCTGCAGATCCCAGTAGATGTCCTTGGAGACGCCGGTGACACCGTTGACCGGGACGTTGGAGATCGTCTTGTGCCACCCGACCGTCTCGTCCAGCTTCGCGCGCAAGCCCAGCGCCCGGGCAGTTGCCCACAGGTTGCGCTCGGCGTTGTTGGCCGTGTCCCAGCCCACGAAGTCAGGCCACAGCAGCATCAGCTCGCGCTGGCCGAAGTTTTCGCGGTAGGCCACCGCCTCTTCCTTGGTGGCGCAGCCATGCGCGCTGACATAGCCGAAGGCTCGGAGCTTCTGGCAGATCGAAGCGAGCGCCGTGGCGACCTCCAGCTTGTCGAGCCCAGGCACGGCCAGAATGCGCGGCGTCACGCCAAAACGCGTCTTCGCGGCCAGCAGGGCCTTCATGCCGGTATAGCGGCCGGCGGCGTTGGTGGTACCGATCAGGTTGCTGGTGGTTTCCGCTTCGGTCGCGCCCTCGGCGACACGAACGACCACCGTCATCGGGTTGGCCTGGTCGGTGATGGCCTCGAGGCTCGCGCGCAGCGTGCCTTTGGAGCCGGCCTTGCCGATGGCTGCCTGCGGGTTGGTCAGCAATACGGGGGTGTCGAGGGGGAACGCCGTGGCATCGGCGTCCTCGGCGACGGTCACCAGGCCCGGAATGGCCGTGGCGATAGTGCGGATTGGGCGGGTGCCATCATTGACCTCGATGACGCGTACGCCGTGGTGGTAGTCGGTTGCCATGCAGTCCTCCGGGAGATTGGCAGACGATGGAAAGCATCGTCCCGGCAGGATGCTGCGCACGCGCGAGGTTGTCGTGCGGTTCCTGTTGTAGGCAGAAGCCGCACAACGAATAGTTGAGGGCGCTACGCCTTGGCGCCCCGGCGGTCAGTGGTTACGAGCCCTCGGCGGCACTGGCCGCACCGTCCTTGGCATGAACCCCCGCCTCGATGGCTGCCTCATCTGGTTGCGTGGGCAACGTGACACAGAGGGGGAATGTCGGCGCCAACGCGACGTGCTGCAGCTGCAGCAGGAAAGACAGCCAGGCCTCGTAGATCGCCTTCTGCACGGCGTCGAGTTGTCCTGCTGCGTAGGCCTCCGCTTTGCCTGCCGTCGCTTCGTTTGCCAGGGCCACAAGGGCGTCATACTCGGCGCGGGCTGCGGCCTTTGCCGCTTCCTCTGCCTCAATGGCTGCGGTGATGGCTTCGACGTTCGGCGCCTCGGGCCAGTCGGCCACAACGGGGAAGTCAGTCGAATTGACAACGCGCACCAGGTCGAGCTGGTACGCAGACCAGGCTTTGAACAGGGCGGCCCCTACGGCGTCCAGCAAGCCGGCCGCATAGGCGTCTGCCTTGCCGGCGTTCGCTTCCCTGGCGATCGCCATGAGGCGGTCAAATTCGGCCATCGCAGCAGCACGGGTGCGCTCGGCGACCAAGGCGGCGTCGAGCGTCCAGCCTTCGGCGGTCCAGCGGTGCAGCTCGGACGGCCGCGGATCCGGAGTAAGGCCCGCCTCCTGGGGTGTAACGCCTGGGACGCCAAGCTCGGCAGGCTCGCCGCTTTCCGTGCGGTACAGAATGACGCCCCGGTAATCCGGCAGCATGACCCATGCGTCATCGCGGAAGAATGGCCATTCGTAGCGATTGCGCTCCGGCAGCGGTACGAGCGTGGTAAAGGCCGGCTGCAGCCAGGCGCTCGGGTTGCGCGGATCCGGGTCAGCCAGCGCGCTACTGATGTACTGGCCGGTATGGCTGTCGTAGTGGTGAATCATCATTTGGGGAAACTCCTTAGAAGGCACGGATCATGGCGAGCGCGGAGATATTGCGAACCCGAACTTCCGCGCCGCCGTCTGCATTGACCGTGATTGCGTGGCTGTGATTGCCGGCGTAGCCGACCCCTACGTTGTGTGCGTGCGAGCCATCGCCGGCGATCGAGATGCCGGTATATGAGGCGGATGTACCGGCCCACGCGTCGGCGTTCGTTACGTAAGAACCAGAGACGCGTCCAGCGCCGGTGGCCCCACCGCCGGTCCAGGTCTGGAAGCTATGGGCATGGCCGGGATCGTTGACGCCATGACCGTGCCAGCCTTGCGCATCGGTCCAGGCGCCGTGGTTGTGGTCGCCGACTGGTGTAGCGGAGGCGGCGTGCGAGTGCGTCTTGTTCTGGCTGTCCTGGAACACACCGATGCCCCGGCCAGCGTCCGCGCCGCGTGCGTCGTCCCAAAACCGCAGGTATTCGCCGCGATACTCAGGGATGCGGAACGTCGTGTTGCCATCGCCGTGGGAGAAGCATCCCCAGGAGCCGGCGAGCCATGCGGCATCCGTCACGATCGCGCCGCTTGCCTGAGCGTAGGCCCACAGCTCGGGGTAGTCCGCACGCTTAAGTAGCGCGCCGTTCAGCTTCAAGCAGCCTGCGCGCGCGGTGGTGCGCGGCTCGATGATGATTTGCCCAACAGAGGCGGTTAGCAGAGTCGACATGACCCACGCGGTCGTCGCCAGCTTGCGCGAGCTGTCGCCGGCCGGCGGGGTGTCAGCCGTCGCGTAGCCGGTTACCTGCAGTTTCGCACCGCTTCCATCGGTCGCGGTATTGCCGATTCGCAGCTCGCCGTTGTCTGCAAGGCGCATCTTCACGGCCCGCGCAGTGGTCCCCGGCGCGGTGGTGCGGAAATCCATATGCGCGCCGCGGGCCGTCGTGGTGTAGTTCTCGCTCGCGACAACCTCGACTTGCGCAGCGACGTTCATGCCGACGCCATCGGAGCCGCAGAAATTGACATGGCCCAGCGGGTCGCCGGAAAGAACGGCGCCTTGGGTCGTTACGGTGACACCGCGCGACTTACCAATGTTGATGCCGGCCGGTTGGGTGTCATTCGAAAACCGGGCCGTGTTGATGTAGCTGTCGTTGCCGGTGGCAGCATTCTGGATTCCTGCAATGGAGGTTGCCCCGACCGCAAGGTCAGCGTCCAGGCCGCGGTATAGGCGGGTAGCGATGCTGGCCGACCCAGCGACTTGCAGCAGATTGCCGTTGTCGGCAGTAGTGCCGAGCAGCAGCTTGCCTGCGAGGTGGTTCGATGCGGTACCGTCCCCATACAGGTTCCACTTGTCAGGACCTGCGCCCATGCGAAGCCGCGCGCCGATCTTGCGCAGAATGTTCGGCAGCGTCACGTCATTTGCCATAAGACCGGCGTACTCTGTCACGGTCGCACTGGCGCCAACCACTGGCGTGGGTGCGAAGAAGCCGACAAGGCTTGCCATCGTGAAGGCGGCGTCCTTGACCCTCGGGATCGACGAATAGGTGGCTCCGGTGCTCGTGGCCGTTTCGTTGAACTCCACGTTGTTGTAGATGCCATGCTGCGAAACGGCTCCGCCAGGTATCGGCAGCCCCATACGAATGGCTGCAGCGGACGAAAGCGGCCCGCCGACTGCCATGTATCCATCGGCGCTGAACAGGAACTGGTACGCGTAGCTGCCAGGCGCGGCAGTGGTGTCGAAGGACACTGACAGAATGCTGCCGTCCGCCATCAATTGAGCATTGCGAGCGCCTGCGGACCGGTCAATGAGCTGCACGCCAGGCCCGTATGACTCGATAGCCAGGCCGCCACTCGGCCCGTTCGCAGCTTGCGTATTCCCCCCGTCGATGATTCGAGCGGTCGGCGCGTTGATGGCGGGCCAGCCGGACGTTTGCAGGCCGATCACGCCGCCGGCCTTGTCGAACTTATTGCCCAGCTGTGTCGTGACGGTGGTCGCAAAATTCGGGTCGTTCCCCAGGGCCTCGGCCAGCTCCTTGAGCGTGTCGAGGGTGCCCGGAGACGAGGCGACCAGGTCGGCGATAGCCGCCATCACGAATTCAGTGCTCGCGGCTTGCTTGGTGGTTGTGCCCTTGGCTGCAGTCGGGACCAGCGGGGTACCGACAAAGGTCGGGCTATCGAGAAGGGCGAGTTCCTTCCAGGCCTGCCACGCATTGCTGGTGCGACGGCGAAATACGATGCGGTCGGAGCTATACGGAGAGAAGAGCTGAAATCCAGCGGTTCCGTACGGGCGATGCAGCGCCACACCTGGCCCGAGGTTCAGCGGGACATTGATTGCTGCGCCGGGAACATAGAGCAAACCTCCCGGCACGGTGGCGTCGTCCATATCGGTGATGGCGCCTTCGGTGCCGACCCCGCCGAACCCCAGCAGCTTTAGTCGCGCGAGCAGCTTCTTCGCGGTCACGGCGCGCGCATCATCGGTTCCCTGGTCAACCTCCGTCTGCGTGGCAATTTCCAAGAGCCCGGTGCGCGTTTCTGTCGCGGTGCGCGACGAGAGGCCGGCCGGCGTGACGGACCGCGTTGCGTCCGTGCCGGTTTGGGTTTCGCTGTTGGTGGCCAGCTCGACCAGGCCGGTGCGCGTATCGGTTGCGGTGCGCGACGAGAGGCCTGCCGGCGTGACGGACCGCGTTGCGTCCGTGCCGATTTGCGTTTCGGTGTTGTCGGCCAGCTCGACCACACCCTTTACCGTGGTGGTGGCGGGCGGATTGAGGAACGATGTGTTGCCGAACGTCAGCGCCGCGGTGTCGACCGTGGTCAGCAGGATATCGGTCGCCAGCAGCATCATCGCTGCCGGCGACTTCTCCACGATGGGCGTGTCCTGGCCGTAGGTGCCGAGCAGCACCCCGTTGTCCAGGTACAGGCCGAACCCGTACATGGTGTACTGGTCGGCCGAGTTGTCCGTCATGGTCACGTGAATCGTGTCGTCCGCGACGGTATCGCCCGCCACGGTGGTCAAGCGCGGCGCGCGCTCGTTGGGCAACGCGGTCAGGCCATCATTGTGCGCAAAAGGTGCGGTTGCGATGCCGACCGACACCACCTGGCGCGATACGGTGCCGGTGTTCTCCGGGTTGACCAGGGCGGCGCGGCCAGCGCTGGTGAGCTTGAAAAGTAGTCCTGGCATGTCTCAGGCGTCCGAAAGAGAGAGGCGGGTGTAGATAGCGGCGCGCGCTCCACCGCCGAATGCGAGGCCACCCTGCGCCTGCAGGCCCTGGGTGACGGTGTAGTGCGCGCGTACAGGCTTGGTGCGGTCGATTTCCGCGATCACGTCAGCGACGAATGCCGCGGTCGCGGCCTGGCCGTCTCGGCCGCTGATAGTCAGAACCAGCGCGAACGTGCCGGGCGTGCCTTTCGGGGTCTCCTGCCACCACTCGCGCAGAGCGATGTTGGCGCCGAAGGCAGCAACGACCTCCCGGACGGCCGCGGCAGTGCCGTTCTTGCGTGCGATCGGGATTGCGGCCTTGACGCGGGCGCGCTTGACTTGGTCGGGCCAGTAGGCTTTCCAGGCGTCCACGCCCATGTGCCAGGCGAGCCAGGGCAGCACGGATGCCGGGATTTCGTCCGGTCGCATCAGGGTGCGCAGGGGAGACGGGACGGCGCCCAGCCGGGTGTTGGCCGCGGCCAGGTAGCGCTCGAGCGGCGTTGTGTTGGGCGGCAGCAGGTTAGCCATAGATGCCACCATGCTGGATATCGGTGCCGCTGCAGTAGGTTGCCTGGGTCTGCGACGCGTTGACATTGGCCAGCGGTTCCAGCAGCTCCACGCGCTCGACACCGTCCACATGCAGGGCTGCGTACAGGCCCGACAGCGTGACTTCTCGGCCGATGCGGTGCGTCTCCGCGGTATAGGCTGCCAGGCGCACATTGGCCTCGGCCAGTACTACACCCGAATCCGGACCGGGGAAGGTGTAGATCTTCGCGCGTACCTGGTAGGGCACGATCTGAGCCGACCGAACTGTGACCAGATCGGTGAGCGGCCTGACATCATCCGCGCCAAGCACGCCGGCCACGGCGTCAATCAAGTCCTGTGGCGCCTGGCCGTTGCCTTCACGCGAAAGGATCGTCACCACGACCTCGCAGGGCGCCGGGCTGGTGGCCAATGCGTCAAGAACGCGGCCGTCGGCGCCGAGCGCATGCGAGCGGTAGGCGCCGGCCGGGCCGGCTACCGAAAAGCCTTGCGGCGCCAGCTGGATGCGCTTGCGGAAGTCCGAGTTGCTCTCCATCACCGCAGCGATGCCGTTCTCGGGGTCCGCAGGCGTCAGGGTCAAGCGCCTGACGCCGAACAGCGCGCCAAGGTGGTCCAGGTCGGCGTCCTCGGCGTAGGCCAGCATGACGGCGCGCGCCGCGTCGTTCACGCGTTGGCGCAGCACCATCTCGCGATAGGCGGATTCCTGCAGCGCCTTGACGATCGGTTCGGATTCGAGCTTGAGCGTTTCCTCGACCGCCGCACGTTCGGCCACGGGATGCAGCGAAACGAAATGCGCCTTGCGTTCGGCCAGCAGGGATTCGTAGTCGATCACCTCGACCACGTTCGGCGCAGGCAGGCGGGACAGGTCGATGGGCGTGGTGGTCATGGGGTGCCTCCGCGCAGGGGGATGTGCAGGCGGGTTGCCTCAGCGCGCGGTCCGTCCACTCGCTCGGCCTCGATGTCGATGGATAGGGCGCCATTCGCCCCGGCGTCGAATGCCACCCGGGTGACACGCAGTCGGGGTTCCCACCGGACCAAAGCCATGACCGACGCCGACATGGCGCGCAGAAGCGTGGCGCGATGCAGTGGCTGGTCGACCAACTGCGGCAGCAGGGAGCCGTAGTCGCGCCGCATGACACGCGTGCCGATCGGCGTTGTGAGGATGTCGCGCACCGATTGCGCGATGTGCTCGCAGTCGGTCAGCGTCCGACCGGTGCCGGCATTCATGCCGCGGTAGCTCACTGGATGCCCTCCGTCCAGTCGCCGCCCCGCAGGACGCCGCCGTGGTCGTGACTGTCCAGGACCACGCCGTTGGACGACAGGCTGCCGCCGGTGTGCGTGATATTGCCGCGGATTTGCGTGCCGGCGCCACCACTGCCACCCTCACCAGACATACCGCCCTGGTAGCTGAACAGACCTTCGACGGTGACTTTTCCCTTGAAGGTGGTCTGCGGGCACTCCACCACCACCTGCTGCCCGGCCCGGAGCAGCACGGTCTTGACACCGGACACCTCCAGAGCGCCGGAGGCGTGGTTGTAGCGCGTGATGGCGCCGTCCGGGTAGAGGGCGACAGTTTCGTCGGCGCTGTGGCTGGGCACATCTCGCGCGTCGGACGGCAGACCCGCCAGGATGACGCCGTTGCGCGGCTCGCCGCTTGGACACAGCATCACCACCTGTTCGCCTACGGTCGGTGGGTTCCAGGTGCGGGTGGCGCCAGCGCGCCGCTCGAGCCAAGGCAGCCAATCGGTGGTGATGCCGCCCGTGGCAATGCGCACGCGCGGCGGGGTGCCGGTATCAACCTCGGCAACAGTGCCGAGGCGGATCAGATTCTCGATCAGGCGGGCGAGTTCGGTGGTGGAGTCCATACCCGCCAGCGTGCCGTGCGCGCGCGAACCGGTCACGCGGCGGGTGTTGTGAGATCCGGCCGTACAACAGCCAGGCTCAGGCGGTGAGATGTGCGAGCACGAGATCGGTGATGCGGTCCACGTCGGCGTCGTCAAAGCCGAGCAGCTCGCGCTGCGGGTACGTGACCTCGAGGCCGGCCCGGTTGACCCGATCACGCAGCCCGAACTGGTGGACTGCGGCGATGCGCTGCGCGCGGCCGACAAAGGTCACCACGGCGGCGTCCGGACTCGTCTCCATCTTGAGAAAGCGGGTAGTGCGCAGGCGCGCGAACATCGCGCGGCGCACGCGCCCCGGCCTTAGCCGCAGCTGCGGCTTGCGCGGCTCATAGGCCGACCCGTCGGGATTGCGCTGCTCGGCGATGCGCGCGCCCTGCCGGCGGCGCATCTCTGTGGCCACGGCCCGTGCCAGCGCGCGCCGCGCTAGCGCCTCCAGGTTAGAGAGCAGGGCGCCGGCCCATGCCTCCAGGGTGCGCAAGTCGCTCATGGCGCTGCCGGCCACCACGTGGCCGGATCGTCGTCTTCGTTGACCGGTTCGGGATGGTGCTCTACCTGGTATCCGGTCCCGTTGACACGCACCGTGACGCGCTCGGTCAGCGGCAGCTTCAGGGCCAGATCCACGGTGGTGTGGTTCAGGATATCGGCCTCGAACTTCACACCGTCCTCGCGCTGTGCCGGGCTGAAGAACAGCTCGGGCTGATTGACGCGCAGCCAAGCCAGCACCGGCACCATGATCTCGTCGGAACCGGCTGCGAAGTCGGTCACGATCAGCGTGAGCGTGTACCGGTACTCGAAGGACAGCGACCTTGCGCCGGTAGCCACCAGGCGGCCTTCGTCCACGAACACATGGAGCTTCTCCGGGTGGCGTGCCAGATCGGGCACGGCCGCCGTCAGCGCTTCGCGCAGGCTGTTGGGCTTCATCATGGCGCGGGAGCCTCCCCAATGACGGTTGCCCCTTGGTCACGGAGCAGCTGCTGTAGGGCGTTCAACTGCTCGGCGTTGCCGTGGCAGACGGTGTAGTTGCCGGCAATGGCGCCGGCGACGGCAGAGAGTGCAATTCCCGAGCTGGCCGCATCAGTATCTCCGGCACCCGGACCGAGCACGGTGCCGGCAGCGGCGGCGTCATGCACGCGCACAAAGCCAATGGGAATAGTGCAAGCGGCGTCAGCTTGAGCAGGGACATAGCGCGGGATCTCCTTGATGATGGTGTCGCCCTTGACATAGACCGTATGCACCCGGTCGACATACTCGGTCACCTTGATGACGCCGGCCTCGGTGCTGTCGAGCTGTGACCGGAGACTGGCCGTCATCGCTTCGGCGTCGCTGGCGCGCTTCTGCGCGGCCTGGTAGCGATCCGTCATCCAGGCGCCGGTGCCGGCGACACCCAGCAGCAGCACGCCGACGGCGAGGAAGCGGGCCAGGCTGCGATTCATGCCGGCTCCTTTTCTTCGGCGTCATAGCGCGCGAAGGCGCGTGCCAGCTTCACGTCATAGAGGTTCTCGCGGTATGCCGGGCCGTTGTAAAGGCTGGCGAACGTTGGCCAGCGGCGAGCCTTGAGCGCCTTGTGCAGTACCGGATCCGCGAGGATGAACCGGACGAACGCGTCGAGCTGGGCGGCTTCGCTGTCGCGCATGCAAGCTGAAAACGCCTGCACGCTGGGGTAGCCCAGGCGCTCCCAGTGATAGCCCATCACCTGGAACAGTCCCCAGCTTGCCGCAGCCAGCGCGCAGGCTTCATCGATGTCAGCGGCTCGGGCGAGCCGCATGTGTTCCGCGGCACCGCCTGCATAGCCGCCCCGTGCGGCGTTGACCAGGTTCGGGTACTGGCGTGCCAGCGCGTCGGCGTCACGGCCAGCCACCTTTAGTTGCCGGAACATGATGTGCCGCTCGAACAGGATCACCGGGCGGCCATCCGCCAGGAAGCCGGAACCGCGACTCTCCACCTCATTCACCGCCCGCACTGCCGCCAGGGGCACCTCCAGCACGTCGGCGGCACGCTGCAAATCGGCGGCGCTCAGATGCGCCGGTTGCCGCGTGTCGCGCTGCAGGGCCAGTAACGTTTTCGGCCCGGCGATACCATCGACTACCAGACCGTATCGTGCCTGCGCGGCCCGCACGGCTGCGAGTGTCGCGGCGTCAAAGTCGCCCGTCATCTCCAGCTGGGCGCCACGCTCGCGCAGCAGGCGCTGCAACTCGCGTACATCCGCGCCAACGTCACCGAGTCGCAGGATGGTCATCGCAGGATCTCCGGAGGAAGCGAACGAGCCAAGAGCAGCCGCCATCGGCATCCGCCATGCGGAACAGCTCCACCACATTGCCCCGCACGGCATACACGGCGAGGCACAGCACGGCTGTGATGCCGCTCTGGGAGAGCATGGCCCAGTCGTAGCGACCAAACAGCACGCCGATGGTGACGGCGCCCGCTAGCACGATCAGCACATAGGCCAGACGCGCGGCCCAAGGCCGGTGCGCGGCGCCGGCGCGCCGGAAGAGCAGGAGGCGGATGGCGATCAGTGCGCACAGCGTCGCCTGGATGAAGAAATGGATGGTCACTTGTTGCCTCCTTGTCCGTTACCGCGGAAGTAGCCGACGAGGCGGTCTCCATTGCTGGCCACGCGTATCAGCATCAACAGGAGCTTGACGATCACCGCTGAGGCCACCAGCGCGCCGACGCCGTGGCTCACCTCTGCGTCGGTAGGCAGCGCCTTGGCGATCAGCGCCGCGGCCAGCGGTGCGGCGAGGCAGCCCGCCACGATGGACAGCACCAGAAAAGCGAGCTTCTTGGCTGTCGACATGTCGTCGGAATTGAGCGCGAACACCGCGGCGCCGGCAAAGGCGCCGAGCACCGTCGCCGCGTCCACGCCGGGCAGCAGCGTGATGGCCCCAACGCCGGTGACGGCAATGGCGGTGGTGGTGCCGGTGGAAATGGGTTCAGCCATGGTCGAATCCTTGGGTCAGTCCCACAGCTGCACGCGTTGGACGGCAGGCTGTGGAGAGGTGTCGGGCAGGTCGATGACCGTGCCGTGGGGTAGGACCGGACCGAGATCGGCCAGGCCGGGATTGGCCTCAAGCACGGCCTCGGTAACGCCGGCGGTGCGGCCGTAGACGCGTTGGCAGACTGCGTCGACGGTGTCACCCTGGAGGGTTCGCACGCGCATCAGATCAGCTCCACGGTGGTGCGCGTGATGCCCAGCAGGTCGCTGATGGCCCACCGCGCGTCGCGCCGCAGGTCTTCCACCGCTTGCAGCAGCGCCTCGGCGGTCTTGTTTCCGGCCGCCGTGGCGTCGTAGTCGCGGTATCGCTCGATCAGGCCCGCGCGCGCCTGGCAATACAGCGCGCGCAGGTAGCGGTGCAGATTGGCGGACTTGCCGTCGATTCGCGCTGCCGGTACGGCGTCCAGCGTGGCATGGCCCGCGGCCTGCTGGGCTGCCTTCCAGCTATCCAATTCCGCGTTGACCGACAACGCCGCCTCGATCAGTGCCGCGCGCAGTCGGTCCGGTGTTACGGTGCCGTCCTGACGCATGGCGGCTGATGCCTGGTCGACGTCGATGGCCGGGAAGAAGCCATCGTTGGCAATCAGGTTTTGGCCGGGGGTTGCCACAGCGGTGGCGATGAAAGATGACATGGGGTCGCTGGTCGTGGAGGCGGTGGACGGGGCAATCGTCAGGGTTGGCCGGCATGTAGCCGGCGCGTCCATGGGATGCCCCGTGCCGCCTGATGCGCGGGGTCACGCTCGGTGTCAGCTGCGGCCGTCGCCCTCCTTGGCGCCGGCTGCTGCTGCGTTCTTGATCTCGCGCTCGAGGCGCTCGATATCCTTCTTGACGCCGACCTTGTCGTGCAGCTCCAGTGCACGGCGCAGGTTGCGCAGCGCGAACTCGCGGCGCTCCTGCTGGCGCTCGGCCGGCGTGGTGTCGACCAGTGCGGCATGGGCGTAGCCGACCGCCTTGTGCAGCTTGGCGCGCACTTCGTCGGGCATGTCCTGGTCGTGGACCAGCATGCCGACCTCGCCTAGGGCGTCGACGTCGACCGGCTGTCTGGCTTCCACGGCCTTGATCGTCATGGCCGAATACTCCTCGGCGATCAGACACGCCGTGGTGCGCTGGTACTGGTCAGGCATCACCAGGCCGTGGCGGATGGCGTAGCTGGCCAGCGGCAGGGCGCCGGCGAAGTCGCCCACGTCGATGTGCCAGACCATCACGTGCATGAAGACCTCGTCCTGCACGCCGGTGTCGGCGTCCAGCACACCCTGCACCCAGGCCGCATAGGCGGGCAGCATGGCGCGCTTGGCATCGGCCTTGCGCTCGATCGACTGGATCTGCTTGAGCTGGCGCTTGTGCTCCGCCAACTGCGCCAGCATCAGCTCATGGCCCGAGGCATGGTGCAGCGGGTTGTCGGCCTCGGCGGCGGCTGCCGCCCGCTGCGCGCTCACGCGCAGGAAATGATTGCGGGCGGGGCTCGTCATTCGGCGGCCACCTCGATGTTCTCGGCCATGGCGGCGCAGGCGAGATCCTCGATCACGTACGCGTCGTTGCTGGACTCGTAGTTCTCGATGCGGTCGCGCTTGGCGTTGTCGACGATCGTGCGCCGGCGCGAGCCTTCCTGGTAGTAGATCGACAGGTTGTCCAGGCGCGTGACCAGCAGGGCAGCCGGCGGGAAGTAGGGCACCCGCACAGCCGGCAGGTTGCCGATACGCTTCTGGCTCATGATGATGTCAGTCGCCAGCTTCTGCGTCGGGTCGCGGTCTTTGTTCAGCAGCGGGAAATACTTGTCGGCCAGCAACTGGCGGCCGCACACCACCACCAGATCGGGATCTTCGGCATACCACGGCGCCACCAGGTGACTGCACATGTCGAACACCAGGGCGTCGAGGCTGGCATAGTCGCGCGCGGCATCGGTGTCGGGACCGCCGACGATGATCTTGCCCACCGCCTTGCCATCCTTCATCACGCGCTCCGGTGCTTCCTCGCGCAGGTGCTGCAGCCAGCCCTTGTTGACGTCCTGCAGCATCGGGTTGGTGACACGGTCGGAGGTGGCGGCGCGGCTCACGCCGTTGAAGCCGATCATGATGCGATCCAGCGCCTGGCGACGCAGGATGGCGTCGCGGATACGGGTCTGGAAGTCGGGGAACTTGGCCCAGGCATCCAGCATGCGGTAGGTGATGTGGGTGTCCGAGTTGGTCTGCTCGCAGCGGTAGTTGCGGTCGTCCAGCGTCGCAATGTCGCGGGTCTGCCGGTCCTGCGCCGCGGTGTCGGTGGTGCTGGCCACCGGACCCGACACGCCGAGGCCGATCTTCTCGCCTTCCTGCTCGGTCACGCCGTAAACGTTGATCTTGCTCAGGAACTCGCTGGATTCCTGCACCTTGGTTTCCAGCTTCTGCTGGACGCTGGGCTGCACGCTGAACTTGCGGTCCACGCGCTCGACGCCGTTGATCTCGGCGATTTTGGCTTCGTATGCCGCGTACTTGCGGCGGGTGTCGTTGCGCATTGAGTTGGCTCCGGTGGGTTGTTGTGTCGCTGTCCGGGGGCCGGCTCAGCAGTCGGTTTCGATGACGCTGCCGTCGCCGCCGGTGGCAGGCGGGCGGCGGCTGAAGTCTTCCTTCTTCTCCAGCGCGCCCTTGAGCGTGCTGAACGCTTCCTTGTCCTTGGCTTGATCGGCCTGCAGGGCGTCCAGGCGCTCGGTGACGCCATTGATCGCCTTGCTGAAGGTTTCGCCCAGGCTCTGCACTTCCTTGGCAATGGTTTGCACGGCTTCCTGCATGTCGGCGTGACGCGCGTCGTTCCCGGCGTCCGACTTGTCTTGGCGGGCGAAGAGCTTCTTGATGCTGGCAGCAAAGCCGGCCGCGGGCGCGGTGGCGGGCGTATCGCTGGGGAAGTCGAGCTCGACCGGCACGGCCTCGGAGAACAGATTGTTCGGATCCTGCTTGCGCTCGGCCAGCGGGTTGGTCTTCGCCTTGGCGCTGAACTGCAGCATTTCGCAGCCCAGGCTGGCCGGGTTGTCGGTGACGGCCAGGCCAACCAGATAGGCTTCGCCGGTGTCCGCGAAATCCGGGTTCACTTCCATGGAGCAGAACACCTTCTGCCGCGCCTTGTTGAAGGCGATCAGCTCGGCTGTGGGGTCCAGCTGCGCGTAGAGGCGCATCTTGCCGCCTTCCTCCTCGGTCTTGAGCGCCAGCACGTCACCGTACGCCTTGAACGGGCCATCGGGCACGATGCCGCGGATGTGCTCCAGGTTGATGCGCGCCCCGTAGGTGTCCGGGTCATAGCTCGCCGCCATCTGCACCAGCATCTCGCGGTCGATCACGCGGCCGTCGCTTGTCGCGCCTTCGGTGGCAATGCGGAAAAACTTCGGGTTCTTGCCGGCCATGGGTTCCTCTTCGGTCGTGGTTAGGTGTGGTTACGTCGTTCTGCCATGTTGGGCGGGCTGCCACGCACGGGCAACGCAATCGCGTTGTGCGACAGAGCGCTACAACACCGCTCACGTGGCACGCGCGCGCGCGACCGGTAGCGTTGCGGCATGACTACGCTTCCGCCTCTTTCCATCCATTCGTTCGATCCAGAAATGGAGCCGCGGCGCATCGCGCGCGCGCTCTACTGGCAGGGCTATCGTGTCGCGCGCATTGCGGAAATGCTTCGCGTGAAGCCGGTGACCGTACACAGCTGGAAGCGCCGCGACGCGTGGGACAAGGCGGATGCCGTGGAGCGCATCGGGACCAGCATCGAGGCGCGCATGGCGCTGCTGGTGGCCAAGGAGAAGAAGGAAGGGAAGGATTACAAAGAGATCGACCTGCTCGGGCGGCAGATCGAGCGCCTGGCTCGCGTGCGGAGGTATGAGGACAGCGGAAACGAGGCCGATCTCAACCCGAAGGTGGCCAACCGAAACAAGGGCCCGCGCAAGAAGCCGGAGCGCAATGCGATCAGCGACGAGGAGCAGGGCCAGCTGGTCGACGCCTTCATGGATTCGATGTTCGACTATCAGCGCGTCTGGTACGAGGCCGGCCTGGTCGAGCGCATCCGCAACATCCTGAAGAGCCGGCAGATCGGTGCTACGTGGTACTTCGCCCGCGAAGCCTTTATCGATGCGCTGACCAGGGGCCGCAACCAGATTTTCCTGTCGGCCAGCAAGGCGCAGGCCCACGTCTTCAAGCACTACATCATCCAGTTTGCCAAGGACGCCGCAGGCGTGGAGTTGAAGGGGGATCCGCTGGTGCTGCCCAACGGCGCGACGCTGTATTTCCTCGGCACCAACGCGCGCACGGCCCAGAGCTATCACGGCAATCTGTACCTTGACGAATACTTCTGGATCCAGCGCTTCCAGGAGCTGCGCAAGGTGGCCTCCGGCATGGCGATCCACGCGAAGTGGCGGCAGACATATTTCTCGACGCCATCGAGCCTGGCGCATGAGGCGTATCCCTTCTGGTCGGGCGCCTTGTTCAACCGCGGCCGCAGGAAAGACCAGCATGTGCAGGTGGACGTCAGCCACGCGCATCTGCAGGCAGGCCGGCGCTGCGCGGACGGGCAGTGGCGCCAGGTGGTGACCGTCGAGGATGCGGTGCGCGGCGGCTGCAACCTGTTCGACCTGGAGCAGCTGCGCCGCGAGTACAGCGACGCCGACTTCGAGAACCTGCTGATGTGCGGCTTCATTGACGACACGGCATCCGTCTTCCCATTGTCGATGCTGATGCGCTGCATGGTAGACAGCTGGGAAGTCTGGGAGGACTTCCGCCACTGGTCGCCGCGCCCGCTGGGCAACCGTGAAGTGTGGGTGGGCTACGACCCCAACGGTGGCGGCGGTGACAGCGCCGCGCTGGTGGTGGTTGCGCCGCCGCTGGTGCCGGGCGGCAAGTTCCGCGTTCTCGAGAAACACCAGTTCCGCGGCATCGACTACGAGGAGCAAGCCGCGGCCGTCCTCAAGGTGTGCGAGCGCTACAACGTGACCTACATTGGCATCGACCGCACCGGCGTCGGCGATGCCGTCTATAAGGTCGTGCTGAAGACACGCCCCGAGGCGCAGGGCTTCACTTATTCGGTCGACGTGAAGACCGGGCTGGTGCTCAAAGCTACCGACGTCATCAGCAAGGGACGCCTGGAGTTCGATGCCGGTTGGACTGACTTCGCCGCGTCGTTCATGTCGATCCGCAAGACCACCACGGCCGCCGGCGGCCGTGTCACCTACCAGGCTGGCCGCTCCGAAGAAACGAGCCACGCCGATCTGGCATGGGCGTGCATGCACGCGCTGGCCCATGAGCCGATTGAGGGCGTGACCACCACCAACACCAGCATTCTGGAGTTCTCATGACCCGCAAGAAATACCGCGGCGCGGCCAACGGCGCCGCACCTGTGCCGGCCGAACCGGCGCGCGATGCCTCTGTGGAGGCCTTCAGCTTCGGCGATCCGGTGGCGGTCCTGGACCGCCGAGAGCTGCTCGACTACGTGGAGTGCTTGCGCGTCGGCGACTGGTATGAGCCGCCGCTGCCGTGGGATGGCTTGGCGCGCAGCTTCCGCGCGGCCGTCCATAACAGCTCGCCGATCTATGTGAAGCGCAACATCCTGGTCTCCACGTTCATTCCCCACAAGCTGCTGTCGCGTTCGGCCTTCGCGCGGTGGGTGCAGGATTTTCTGGTGTTCGGCAACGGGTATCTGGAGCGGCGGGACAACGTGCTGGGCAAGCCCATCGCGCTGGAACCGGCGATGGCCAAGTATGTTCGCCGGGGCGTGGATCTGGAGACCTACCACTTCGTGCAGAACTGGCAGGACACGCACACCTTCAAGCGGGGCAGCATCTTTCACCTGCTGGAGCCGGACATTAACCAGGAGGTGTACGGGCTGCCCGAATACCTTTCGGCGCTCAACGCTACCTGGCTCAATGAATCGGCCACGCTGTTCCGCCGGCGCTACTACAAGAACGGCAGCCACGCCGGCTTCATCCTGTACATGACCGATGCCGCGCAGAAGCAGGAAGACGTGGATGTCCTGCGCAAGGCGCTCAAGGAGTCCAAAGGGCCGGGCAATTTCCGTAATCTGTTCATGTACGCGCCAGGAGGAAAGAAGGACGGCATTCAACTGCTGCCGGTCTCCGAGGTGGCTGCCAAGGACGAGTTCTGGAACATCAAAAACGTGACGCGCGACGACCAACTGGCCGCGCACCGCGTGCCGCCCCAGTTGATGGGGATTATTCCTAACAACACCGGCGGCTTCGGTGACGCTGAGAAGGCCGCCATGGTCTTTGCCCGCAACGAGGTCAAGCCGCTGCAGGACCGACTGGTGGAAGTGAATGACTGGCTAGGGCAGGAGATCGTGCGCTTCGAGCCTTATGAATTGGCCTCTGGCCGTTGATCGAAGGGCGCTACTTATCGTCCGACGATCAATGGAAGGGGCAAATCAGAAGGCCTTTACATCTACGACTTTGGCCGTCGCCACTTCGCTGTACGGCGACAGCGCCTGTATTTGCCATGACTGTCCTGGTTCCAACGCAGTGGTGTTGGCCATGGCAATTCCAAGTTGTGTACCAGCGGCGTCATAAAGAGCAAACGTGACCGAAATCAGGCCGGTCGTGCGCCTTGAGTTGTTGGTCATGATGCCCTTCACCATGGCGAGCCCAGAAGGCGCTCTGATGAGTTCGAGGCTCGAGATCGGAAGGCTCGTAACTTGAGCCTGTGCTGCGGGTACGCAAATCACTGCAGCCATTGCTGCAAAGGCATACCGGGCGAGATAGGGCATATGTTGATCCACAAAGCGTTGAGATGGCCCCGGCCTTGATGGATGGAGGCCGGGGCGAGCGGGTTCAGCCAAGCACCTTAGCCAGGTGATGTAAGCCAATCCACATGAGGAGGAACGGAGGCACGATGTCACCCCAGTCTATGTGCTTCACTCCAGCCGCCACCTGTGTCTGAATGGCCATTACGCATGCGCCAAATGCGGCTGCTGTAGCGATTCCCGCCGCAATTGCGATGACCTGCCGATTGTCGAATATCAGCACTGCAAAGACTGCGGCGAAAGCGACGAAGCTGAAAAACGGTCTGAATTTCATGTCGCACCTCACCGCTTCTTATCCCGCGGAGGGAAAGGGTCATTGCCATAGCTATCGCTATCTTGAATGCGCCCATTCCGACCATGCACGACAAGCTCAACCTTGTCGCGCCGCGCCTGATCGCGCCCGATGCTAAGCGCATCTGCTTTGGTCGGCGCGACTACGCCAACGCGTGTTGCGCCTTCACGGCGCGTGGCCCAGCCGTCCTTATGGGGGACAACGTGGATATCCTTCTTTGGCATTTTGAGACTCCTAAGTTCGAGTGTTCCCGCCCCGGTCGGCAACGCCTACCGGGAGCGGCATAGCTGCAATTGATTTGCTTATCGCTTAGTGCGGAGCGCTGCGCAGGTGGGAACACACAAACTCAGGACGGCCGAACCGAACCCTCGTGTATGCGCACACACGTACGACTTTGGGACGCTGGTTCAGAATGAACATGACGTAACCCTCCGTAGTGATCTCGCCTCGAGGTGGAACTTAGGCCTTGATTGATCCGATATCCCTGCATAGAATACCGGTCGCACACAATCATATGCTCTAAGAGAAGGTCGGAGGCTCTTGTTCGACTTTCTTTTCCCAGAAGCGCCTTGCGAGCTGCAACTCACAAGAGCGCTTTTTTATTTCCCCTTCGCGTACAGTCCAAGCTGATACACGGCAGCGTCCAAAGAAACGCCACACTGGCGCGCTACATCAATTGCGCTCATGCCGTTCACGAGGTGCTTCGGCACAAGCAATTCACCCTGAAAGCACTTGGCCTGCCACTCGGGATCCTCGTAGGACTTCAACTCCCCACCGAAATGGCGATGTAGCGCCGGGGACCGCGCATGCATGAGGTAGTGGCCTGCTTCATGCGCAACGGTTCCGCGATCTCGGCCCTCATCCTCATAGGCCCGGTAGTAGATATCCTCCCGGATCTTGATCGCTACATCGTCTCCATCTCTAGTGGTCAGGCCGTGGGAAGATCCCAGCTCCTCGAACTCGACCACCTCGAAGGTGTAGTTCTTGTCCAGTTGTGGCAATGCATGCTCCACGAACTCGAGGACCGGGAACCAAAGCCTGTGAGCTAAGCCCAGCTCCTTCCTAAGCTCATAGGCAGCCTCCCGGATATCACCCCTGCTTAGCGGCGTTGCTTTGAAACTGTGCATTATTTGCCGTCTCCTCGCCGCTTGAGCAACAGCATCGCCTGCTTAAGGCTAGCAAGTTGATCATCTGAGAGGTCTCCGAACTGCCGCGCCAGAGCAACTGCCGCGCTCCGTCGTTCCTCGCTCTGATTTGCCAGGTCGATCGTGACACTACGTGCAGAGGCATCAATCGCGGACTGCATTTGGCTCACAGCTGCCGGCGGCAGCTTATAGGCGTCGGTGAGAGATTTTGTCCAGGTCGGTGGGATGCTTTTCTTGCCGGTTTCAACTGCCGACAGGAACGCAGCGGACACGCCCAGCTTGTCGGCCATGTCCTTCATGAGTTCTGTGTGTTGGTGCCGCAATTCCCGAAGGAAGCGGCCGAAGCTAGTCAGCATGGGAATCCCCTTGTTTCTGGATGCTATTTAACCACTGCAGGTTGATTTAGTCAACCTCTGTTGGTTAAGCATAAGAGAGCCGAGGGGAAATTGCCAGCGGCGTGAAGGCGCTACCTCGCCCGCCCCCGACTAGGCACAGACACACGCCGCAACGTACATAGAACGCATCGCGCAATGCCTTGGTGGCTCAGAGCCAGCCTGGCATGCCAACCCGAGGCGCGCGGGATGCCACCCCGGCCGTGCCTTAGCCCACGGCGCGCGGTGGAGACCCCGCCTCACCCGCCCGCTTCATCGGGTGGTTTTTATGCGGGTGCATAAAGCCTAGCCCCGCGCCTGTGCTGGCATCCTTGGCGGAAGGGCCCCTGCACCGACTTATGCGGATTTATGCATTTGGCCATTCCAGTGAGCCGCCATCGGGGACTTTCCTGACGCCTCCGTCCGCCTAGCCTTTCACCGGGCCCGGCGCGCGATCGGCAAGTTCAGAACCAGGCGGGGGTAGGGAAAAAGGTAACCTCGGTAACCAATCCCGAAAACCGAAGCTAAATCTTTGATTTTTAAGGGGGAAGATGGTTACCTCGGAAAGGTAATCTGAGGTAACCATAAAGGTAACCTCCCGATAAGTCATTGATTTCATTGGAAATCGGTCTCCATCGAGGTTACCTTTGGAAAGGGTAATCTGGTTACCCTAAAGTTACCCCAATGTTACCTTTTGGCTGAACCCCGGAACGCCTTATCCCACAAGGCTTTGCGGGCTGTTTTCGCGCTGAGGTTACCGAGGTTACCTTTTTCCCGACCCCTCACGAATTTTAGCCCCGCCCTCTAGATATACTGTGTTTTTATACAGTATCGCTCCATGACGGACGAAAGAGATCCCGAAGCTCACAGCAGCATTCTTGGGCGCAAGACTTGGCCGAAAGCGACCAGGCAGACTCGCGGCCGCGGCGCATGGCTGGGCACCACTTCCGCCGCGGTTGACCCCGACATAGATGCGCGCCATGTACCAGCGCAACCGGACCCCCGAGGTTCGGGCGCTGTTGTGGGAGATTGCGTGGCTGCAGCGCACCGTGTAGCCCAGTTTGCGGCATGCTTTCTGGTATACGACGGCATGATGAACAGAACGGTGCCGGGTGGTGCTCGGCGCGAAGGCGTGCTGTGACATCATCTTCCACGTGCCACGGCGCCGACACCACCCATTCAGGTCATAATTCCCTCAGCGCCCTTTGGAAGTAGCGATGTTATGAATTCACCACGCCGGGTTCCCGCTCCTCATCCGCTCCGGACAGAACGGCTTACGAAGTCGCAATACCTTCGTGAAGCGCGTAACGCATGCCTCAGTCTCAGTGTGCCGCCTGGCATCATAGGGCCGTACAAGGCTCGATCACTGAACTGGAACGCGAACACGTACTACTACGTCTTTGGCCAGGAGCTTGCCGGGCCCCCTCGGCTCATTGAGGTTTTTCGGGTGAACGGAAACGGCGAGCTGTACCCCGTGCCCGCCTTTCAATACCCGGAACCATTCAAGGAACTGTTCCCCACTGATTACGCCATCTTGTATAGCGACGATCCGTGGGACGGTGCTTTTCCCCCAGCCAAGAGAAGCGAAGTATTCGAGGGAGATTGAGTGGCTTAGCAGGGCAGCGATCGCTACGCCAACTTGACGCGCTCGCCGCCCGGCCCTAGGTTTTTCCTTTGTCGGACTGCGCCGGATAGCGACAGCCGCTCGGCGGGCGGAGACTAGCCGCATCAACAGACAGGAGACAGCCATGCCAGGCAAGATCGTCTACGTCTGCCCGCTGGCGATCAAGGCTCATACGCGAACGTCTAGACTGTTCAGGGAGCGCTGTTCCAGCGGCGTGGTTCGCAGGACATCGGAACATGATACGACGTTGAAAAGGACTTGCACTCCTGCTGTTGGCGGAGATCTACATCAACAGACCGCCCTTCCTCTACCCTACAAAGGCGGGGCGGCATTCTGGGAGCGTGCTTCCTACTATTTGCATCAGATTCGAGGGGCAGTGACTGCGGTAGCCGTACTGGGCCCTGGCCTATGCAGCCAGGGCCTTTTCATTTGGCGGCTTAGATCCTCCCCGCGTAGGGGCATCCGCCGTTTTCCTGAAGGAGTCTTTAATGTCGGAATCAAACACTTTGTCCGAAACGCCCACCTGGTCCTATGAAGAGGTTACGGCTGTGACGGAGGACTCTATCCGTTTCCTCCTCGAGAAATCGGACAAGGACATCGGGATGGGACGTCGGGACGAGTGGGTTGCATATGGGCTGTATCTCGGCTGGTCAAAGCTGACCGCAGGACGAAGGAAGCCTGAGGATGACAAGCGATTGCACGAACTCACCCGACGCTTCAGGGATGCAGGCGAGTAGCAAACTCTCTGTCCCCCGCAATGCGGCCGTTACGGGGCTCCTTTCATCCAAAGGTTCTCACCCAATTGTGGTATAAAGTTAAGAGCATATATATACTCTTGGCGTGCGCAACTCATGATGCTCACATCCCGTTGAACCCTCGGTCCCCCGAGGGTTTTTTTTGGGGCGGGCGCGCTGTTGGCAAAGCGAACGATGACCGCCTTACCGGCCGAAGTGGTCGTCTGTGAGGCGGTTATTCGACTGCACCTAAATTGCACCTATGGTGGGCTGGATCGGCCTTTGGTGACTTTGTTCGACCTTGGTTTTGCAGTTTGCGACTTGCGCAAGGCGTTGATTTATAAAGCGTCTTAATTTGTCACCAAAACTCCGAAGGTTGTGCTCGCTCGACGGTGCCGGTAGCCCTATCGGTTGATCAGTTTTGAGAATCGGGAAAGGCCCAACCACATCTGTATCCTGTGCCGTCGTCAAGATATTTCACTGGGGCGCTGCTCAGCAACTCCCATCAGTTGCCCACAGAGGCGGCATGGTGCCCAGCGGGATAACAGCTGCTGCTTGGCCGGAGCAGTAGTGCGCCCAGTCCCTCATCATTTTGCGCCGGCGCTCAAGCATGTCGCCCCGACGGTAGGCCGCTTCGCTTTCGTTCTGGATTGCGTGGGCCAGCGCCATTTCTGCAAGCGAGTCCGCATATTCTGTGCAGTCGGCCACCCAATCCCGGAAGGTCGAGCGGAAGCCGTGCACGGTGACATGTCCGTAGCCCATTCGCTCAAGCAGCTTAAGCATGGCCATGTTAGAGAGCGGCTTCCCCTTCTTCCGGCCCGGATAGAGCCAGCCGTCTCGCGCGCCAGGCAATGCTGCCTCAACCAGCTCGACGAGGCGATCGGTCATTGGCACACGTAGGGGCAATTCCATCTTCATGCGTTCGCCCGGTACAGTCCAGACGCGATAACGCATGTCGAATTCCTCGGGTCTCGCAAATTGGACCTCCTGCGTGCGCACAACCGTCAGGATCAGGTGCTCGAGCATGCGAGCGGCAGTCCCGCGCTGCTCGCGTAGTTCCTTCATAAAGCTGGGGATTTCCTGCCACGGTAGCGCTGGGTGATGCTTGATCTTTTTGCGCCGATTCTGTTTGGGGAGCAGCTTGTCGAGGTGGCCCCGCCAGCGTGCCGGATTCTCGCCCTCGCGGTGTCCAAGCGCCTTTTCGGCATCGAGTATGCATTCGAGGCGCCCACGCAGTCGGAACGCTGTTTCGCGCTTCTTGATCCAGATCGGCTGCAGCACCTGCACGATCATAGCCGTGTCGATGTCGCGCACGTCTTGATCACCAAGGATTGGGGCTGCGTAGGTGGCGATCGTGTTTGTCCATTGCTGGGCGTGCTTCTCGTTCTTCCACCCGGCACGATGCTTGGCGATGTAGTCGGCCGCTGCAGCCTTGAATAGGCGCGGTCCGGACAATTCGAGCATGCGTTGCCGCTGCTTGCACTTCCGCGCCTCAATGGGATCGACTCCATCTCGAAGAAGGTCTCGGCATTTTGCGGCTTCTGCGCGCGCTGCAGCCAGCGAGACGGAAGCCAGGGGGCCCAGTCCCATTTCGCGCGACCGGCCGCGCAGCGTGAACTTAAAGATCCAGGAGCGCGAGCCAGACTCAGAGATCTGGAAATAGAGGTTGCCGCCGTCCGGGTAATGCCCCGGTACATCCAGCTTGCCGATCTTCAGCGCCGTGAGCCGATGCAGTTGCCGTGTTGCCAC